TCGGTAATCATTCCGTGCCCGAGGCGGTAAGGCGTGGCGGTCAGGCCCACCACTCGCAGGCGTGGGTTGATCGCCAGCAGCTCGGCCAGCAGGCTGCGATAGCCGCCTTGGTCTTTGTGCGCAATCAGGTGGCACTCGTCAACTAGCACTAGATCAACGTGGCCCAGCAGCGCGGCTTTCTTGCGTACCGACTGGATGCCGGCAAACGTAATTGGCTCGCCTAACTGCTTCTTTCCGATGCTGGCGCTGTAGATGCCAACAGGCACATCCGGCCAGTGTTGGCGCAACTTCTCCACGTTCTGCTCTATCAATTCTTTGACGTGGGTCAACATCAGAATCTGGCTGTCCGGCCACTCCTGCAGCACCCGCTTGCACAGCGCTGCAATGATGTGACTCTTGCCCGAGCCGGTGGGCAACACCAAGCAAGGGTTGCCGGTGGCGTTGCGGTCGAACCAGGCGTAGAGCTGGTCGATGGTGCGTTGTTGGTAGTCACGGAGCATTCAGGATTCTCCAAGCGGCGGCTGCGCAAGCTGGGACTTGTCCGTTGCCAAGGGCTTTAAGTCTGTCCATCCCAAAGGCCACCCCATCAACCATTCGACCCACATCGGGTTCAGGCGGCCATCCGTCCGGCGCTCCGATTCCGCCACTTGCGTTATCAGCGGTTCCGACCCCATGGAATTCTTCATTCTTGCCCCCCCCCGCACCGTCCTGCTGTCGCGCCTGATTGGTGTTGGCCATGTCCTGAGTGCCGTTATCAGGCCATCCCCACTGGTCGCGCTGGCGCCTTTGCGGTTGTAGTTGCCGCAGACTGTCGGCGTCGGCCGCATCTGCACCGCTTGCGAAAGCCTCATCTGAGACTTCTCCCCGTTCAGGGCAATGTGCTTCGGCAGCCCTGACGCGCTTATGTGAATGTTGTCCGATGGCATCCTGTTGCTGTTGTCCGTTGCGCATGGCGTGGGCCACCATCCAGAATCTGTCCCTTTGATGCGGCGCCCCAACATCGGCAGCGCCCAGCACCGTCCAGCGGCAGTCATACCCGAGCGCGGCCAGGTCACCGAGGACTCGCCCAAGTCCTCGAGTAATGAGGGCTGGGCTGTTCTCCACAAAGACATATCGGGGTCGAACCTCGCCAATGATCCGCGCCATGTGGGACCACATTCCGCTGCGCTCTCCGTCAATGCCAGCGCCCTTGCCGGCAACGCTGATGTCCTGGCACGGGAAGCCGCCAGAAACCACATCAACAGATCCTCGCCAAGCATGTCCGTCAAAGGTGCGAACGTCATCCCAAATCGGGCAGGCCGGGAGAAGGCCGTCATTCTGTCGCTGGGCAAGAACGCTTGCGGGGTAAGGCTCCCACTCGACAGCGCAGACTGTGCGCCATCCGAGTTGGTGGCCTCCAAGAATTCCTCCACCAGCGCCCGCGAATAAAGCCAACTCATTCAATTCCCCTGCTCCAATAGTTCTTTGCTGGAATACACATTAGCATCCCCCTCCCCATTGGCGACCTCAATCCCGTCAATGATGTAGACCGCCGTCCAGGCGTCCGGCCCGTCCAGTCGCTGCCATGGCACCAAGTCAGGGTGCAGGACATGGCTGTTGCAGCCGGTGTACTGCGTGGCGATAGGGATCACGCTGCGGTCGAATCGTGCGCATGTCCAGTGCGCATCGCTGTCTGGCGTGGATGGCTCCGCCGTGCTGTGCGCACAGGTCCGGCAATTGACCTCTTTGGTCTTCTTGCTGCCGTGGCAAAAATCATGCGCCGCGCAGAACTTGCACTCGTACCATGCCGGGTTGCTACTAAGCGGCTCGGGCATCCTGTCCGCCAAGGCGATGCGATGCCCGCGGGCAATCAGGCGCTCGGCCTCGGTGCGGCTGTAGCGCAGGCGTTCGGTGTAGATGCGGTCATCGTCTTTGCAAACTGCAAAGTAGAGCGCTCGGTCGATGTTCGTACCGTGCATGTAGACCTGCATCTGCGCGGCGTGGACTGGCTTGGACTTTTCGACGCCGTGCTTGACTAAATCGTCAAACGACTTCTTGCTGTGCGTCTTGGCCTCAAAGATGTGCCGAGCCTTTGGCGCACCAGGGACGCCAGATTCGATGATGCCATCCAGACTGCCGGAGACGTGCGAGCCAAAATCAACCCGGGCTTGGTCGCCCTCGGTGCTGTGTATCTCAATCCCAATGCTTTTGAGGTCCGCCGCTATTGTGGCCTCCTCCAGCCGGCCCCGGCGGAAGAGCCGCAGGATGCGACCAGGGAAAGGCTCGCGCACTGCCCAGCGGAATGACAGCCACAGCCACCGGTCGCAGGCGTGGCCAAGCTGGCTGGCACCGAGGTGCGACCTGGGTAGCTCGACCTGGCGCTCGTGGGCGGCGTCGATGGCCGCAGCCACCTCGTCGGGGATTGGGATTGCGGCCATTATTTGTCTTGGTTGTTAAAATAATCGTTGTAAATTTTTTCGGCTTCAGTTTCAACTTTAACGGGCACTGGCACGGGTTCAAACCAAGAGACAATACAATCTTGGATATTATTGTGTTTTATTCCAATATCCACCGTATTAAACCCGTGTTCTTGAAAATCAAAATCCATACGGTTGTTTGTCCATTCCAAAATGGCTTCTTTAATATTTTCTTTGCTTAAATGAATAAACATAATATTTCCAATTTGTTTAAGGTTAAATTGTGACAGGTCACGCCATTAGGTAATCTTGGGCTCGGCAGGCTCAACCCAGGAAACCTCGCAGCCGTGGATGGTCGAATACTTGAAGTCCACCGCATTAAAGATGTGCTCCTGAAAATCGTAGTCCATGCGATTGTTGGCCCACTCAAGCACAGCCTCGGTCACTTCTTTTTCAGTTAATTTGAGAATCATGGTGTTTCCTGTTTGGTTGAGGTTGGAGCGTGACACCCGTCACGCCCCGTCACGCTATGTCACTTCGCCCAGGGCGGTGCGGCCTTGGCGCCAGCAGCTGGTGCCGCCGGCTTGCTCGCTGCAGGCATTGCCCCGCCAGCAATGGTGGCAAAGTCCTTGACCTCGTTGCCTTCGCCGTACTGCTCCGACTGCGTAACGTTCAACTTGATCTTCAACTGCCCGCCGATGAGCTGGTCTGTGTCGTTCACCTTGGCCAGGCCGATGGCCCGCATCAGACTGTTCAATTGTTGCCGTCCGATCTCTTCTGCTTTCGGATTCGGGTTGCTGATATTCAGGTTGCCGAAGATCGTGCGGCCCTGGTGGCTGGGTCCGGTAATGTCGTACTTGAGGCTGATGTAGCGGCCAGTGCCGGCCTTGGTGTCTTTGACCGTAGCCTGGGTGATCGCAGCCGTGTACCAACCGGCAGGCAGCGGCTCAAAGCTCTTGCCCATGGGCAGGTCTGCAGCGACGAAAGTTTCTCCAAATGAGGCCATGATGTTTATTCCTTGGTGATTGAAAAAGACGGGCGGCCCGCCGTGGTGGTGATCGCGCCCAAGAGCGGGCGCGTGATGGATTCGTCAGCAGACTTCCAAGCCGACGAATTGATTTCCGGTTTCCAGCGGAAGAGTGAGCCAAGGTGCTCGGCCAGGCCGGCCTCGGCAGCGATCGCTTGCAGCTTGTCCGAGTCAATCTTGTGGTTGAGCCGTCCGGCGATCTTGACCGTGTAGACGCTGGACAAAAAGGTCTTCGTGCCCTCCATGTCCTTGGCAATCTTGAACTGCTCAATCATGGCGTCCTCAACAACCCGGCGGGCCTCGGTTGCCAAGCGCTCGGCCTCTTTGCAAGCCAGCCAGACGGCGATCATTTGGCACCGCCGATCTTGCTGATGATGTGATAAAGGTCTGGCGTTTCCCAGGCAGAGAGCTTGCCGCTGCGGTCCTTCGCCAGCCAGAGGCCGTCGCTGTCGCACATGAGTGCTCGCTGTGACACGCCCTCGGCGTCCTTCTCGACTCTAAGCGCCAGCACCTCGTCAAAGAAGTAAGGCAACGCTTGGCCGGTCTTGTTACCCGGCATAGATGGCGAGTAGAGCACCCGACCCATCTCGTCCTGGGTCTTCTCCAGCTTGGCGCTCATGTAGACGTGGCGACCAGGCAGGTCGCGAAAGGCGCGGATGATGTCCGCCATCTGTTCCTGCATCGCGCCGTAGGCAGCGCGTGGATCTTTGTTAGATTTCTTTTCGCTGTTCAAGACAACCTCAGCGATTTCGCTGATGCTGTCCAGCGCTACCGACTGATAGTCCTTGGCCTCGTGGCTGTCGCGCAGCCAAGAGTAGGCCTCCATCAAGGTAGCCATGCTGGTCACCTCGATGTAGGGCAGGTTTGCATCCTGAATGCTCAGGAGCCCGCCTTCGGCGCTCAGGATGATTGGCGCTGGCAAAGTTGCTGCCAGGGTGGTCTTGCCTGCGCCTGCTTGGCCGTAGACAAGGATTTTGGCGCCGTTGGACGCCAAGCTGGCGGTGGTTTTTAGGTTGATTGCCATCTTCAGGCCTCCAGCATTTTGATGAGCTTGGCGCGGTGCGCAATGTAGAAGTCCAACATCTTGGCAACATCCGCCGGTCGGAGGTCAGCGGCTTGCGC